GAGGGCGTCGGTATGGGCGCGTGCGAGGCGGCACTGCGAAACAAGCCCATCATCATCACCGATTACGGTGGGGCCCCGGAATACGTGCACACACCCTACCTCGTCCCGTGTGGCAGACAGAAGTTGGAGCGCGACGATTTCCTATTCAAGGCTGGGATGGAGTGGGGAAAGCCCGACGAGTCCCAACTCCTGGCATACATGAGGGACGCATTCGAAAAGCGTCTCCGATGGATGGACCACTCGCACACGAAGCACTTAGTTGGAAGAGACAACGTTCTCAAAGAATTTTCCGAGTTTTAGATAACACCGATAACACCCCGACGGCGAAGATTGGCGACGGTTTTTTTCATTTGCGCGTTGCGCTTCTTTTCTTCTTCGAGTTTTTTACGAAGGCGGGCGTTGATTCGTTTCTGAACATTGCGTTGATTCACAAGTCGCGCGATGATTTTCGCTTTCGTCTTCGAAATTGCGTTTTGTCTTTTCATTATATGTTATATACCCACATATATATTTAGGCCGCCATCTGGTCCTGGACGTACCCCGCCGCGAGGACACTCACGCCGACGACGATCAAGTTCGACATCAGTTGGTGCTTTTGGGCGATGAGGGCCATGACGATGTCGTCCACGGCGCGAATACCCGTCGGCTTCTTCACGAGACGCGGGACGAGCGCGGTGATCACCAAGTAGACGGCCATGGTGATGATGACAGGGCGGAGGTTTTCGCTGTCGAGAAACATTTGTTGTTTGTTGTAATTACACACTATTTTAATTTTCGGATTCTGCGTTCATGCTTCTTCGCCTTGATGGCATCAGAGCACGTCTGATGTCGCCAAAACGCGTTCGCGTATTGCACACACTTTGAATTCGGGGTATCTGTCTTGTAATAACTCAGAGCCTCCTTTAAGTAATAGAACCATCTCTTGTCTCGAACAACCTGGATCATTTTATTATGCCTCCCCACCGATAGTGCTCAGATATAAGTCAATTTGGCCACGAAATTGTGGACACACCTGGACTGTTTTTTTAGTCGTCATGTCTTGCACGGCTAAGATGTGCGTCTTAAATTTTTTCAAATCAATGCCCGTCGCCTCGTGAATCTCCGTCGGAGTGGCGATGTCCAACAACGCGAAAAGATATCCCGCGGCGTAGTTGGCGTGCAACGTCGCCACCAAGGGCGAGGCGTCTTGCTGACTGGCCGTGGCGTACCGAGCCGATTGGCGGACGAGTTTTTCAATGTTCGCCCGACGCCCTCGACGGCCGTTCTGGGACACCATGAGCGCGACGCAGATGATGAGAATGAGATACACGAAGATCATTCTTACTATTACATGGGGAGATTATTTCTGTGGCGCAACACATCTGCGTCTTCAATGATGACCAGGTCCGGTTCGTACCCTTCAAAGGCGGCGCGAGCGCGTTCACCGTCCTTGTGTTTGTTGTGCTTTTCCAAGTTTCTGAGGTACGTCTGCGCGGTGCCCACGGAGTAACGACGGAACGGATGTTGGTGGAGGAACCACCACGCGCGCATGACATTCTCTCTCGTTTTTTGTTTCATACAAAATTTTTTCGCCGTCATCGGCGGACCCCGCTTCGGGGAGATGCCACCCGGGAGGGGCTTGTTTCGAAGGAAACGGTCGTAGGCCAAAAAGGCGCGAAACTTTTCACCGTTGAAATCGTCGTAAATGCGCGAAGAGACGACGCGGTGCACCGCACGCCTGTCGAGGAGGTTCACACCCGAGGCTTGGAGTTGACGAACGTACGCCTCCGACGTGGAGGGCTTGTAGTGGTTCGCCCGGAGAATGTCGCGGAAGTGAGTGAGCGCGGCGGACGTCATCGTTATTAAGATTTAACGCCATATCTTTATAAATGAAGATCCAGTGGCCGCGTGTCTGTTTCGTGTGTCACATTCCACTCGATGTGGATTTCCAATACACCCGCGACGATGAAGAGAAATTATTCGACGAATTTCTCGAGTTTTTCCCAACGCCTCCAAATTTTCATTATAACGTTTCTGCTAAGAGACGGTTCAATGACGGTAAATTCCATCCCTTGTGTGCGTGGTGTTTCGACAATCATAGAAAAATCTGGATAAACCCATCAATGGTCAGAGACCGGGAGATTGGTAAAATCAAATTCGCCCACCCATCCCCGAAGGGCACCACGCGCGCAGAACTGGAGACGTACCTCACGAACATGAAGGCTTACTTTGCGGCGCGTCGTCGACATGGCGACGTCTACTTCTGACCAGGAGACCGTTCAAAAACTCACGCACCTTCAACACGTGCTTCAGAGGCCCGACTCATACATCGGATCGACCGAGCCCGTGGCGGAGACGCGCTGGATCTTAGAACGTGAAACTCAAAAATTCAAACCAGCGGTTACGATCTACTCCCCGGGGTTGCTTAAAATCTTCGATGAGATTCTCGTGAATGCCATCGACAGAAACAGCATGTTCCCGAAGGAGGTCAATCGCATCACCGTCGACGTGAACCCGGGCGACGGAAGCATCTCCGTCTCGAACAACGGACCGTTAGGTGGGATCGCGGTTCAAAAACACCATTCAGAGAATTGCTACAATCCGGAGTTGGTTTTCGGGCACCTCCTGACGTCGACGAATTACGACGATTCGAAGAAACGAACTGTGGGGGGTCGAAACGGATACGGGGCTAAACTGGCCAATATATACAGTCGGCAATTTGGCATCGTCGTCAAGGATGGGGTGAACAAAGTGCAATATACCCAATATTGGACCCACAATATGTCGGCGTGCTCACCACCGAAAATAAAAAAGTACACGGCCCAACAATCGTCCGTCACCGTGACCTTCACCCCGGACTACCCACGGTTCGGGATGAGCAAAGGCATCGATAACAATTTCATTGAGATTCTTCGCACCCGGGTGTGGGACGCCAACGCGTGTACCTCCGCGAATTGTAAAGTGTCTTGGCAAGGGGAGACCCTCCCGAAACAAAAGTTTGCAGACTACGCCAAGATGTTTCTCCCCGACGACGTGTCCGTGTTCTCCGCCGAAGAAGACCGATGGTCGGTGTGCATCGCACCCTCCTCCGATGGATTTGAACAAGTGTCCTTCGTGAATGGTATATGCACCACCAAAGGCGGCTCACACGTGGACTACGTGTGCACGTACGTTTCCAACGGTATCATCGCGGAATTGGCCAAGAAGATCAAACTCAAACCGTCACAGGTGAAGAACACCTTCTTCATCTTCGTCAAGTGCACCCTCGAGAATCCAACCTTTTCGTCCCAGGTGAAATCAGAGTGCACGTCCAAGGTGGCCGATTTTGGTTCTCGATTCGAACCATCCCAAAAAAGTTTTTTCAAGAATGTTCTCAAAACTGGTATTCAAGATGAATTGTTATTATTGAACAAGTTCAAAGAAATGAAAGAGTTGAAAAAGACGGATGGTGGGGCGAGGAAATCAAAAATCACTGGGATTCCAAAACTGGACGACGCCAACAAGGCTGGGACGAGCAAGTCGAAAGAGTGCACACTCATCGTCACGGAGGGTGACTCCGCGAAGACCCTCGCCGTGGCCGGGCTCTCTGTGGTCGGCAGAGACCTGTGGGGCGTGTTCCCTCTCCGGGGTAAGTGTAAGAACGTCCGAGACGCCTCAGCCTCCTCCCTCACCGCCAACAAAGAATTTTCAGACCTCAAGAAGATTTTGGGTTTACAGCAGGGAAAGCAATACTCGGACGTGAGTGAGTTGAGATATGGGCGTTTGTGCATAATGACCGACGCAGACGTAGACGGCAGTCACATCAAAGGTTTGCTCCTCAACATGTTTGAATACTTTTGGCCCTCCCTCCTCAAAATTGGGTTCGTGGTTTCCATGGTGACACCCATCATCAAAGCATCGAAGGGGAAGGAAGAGATTTCTTTTTTCACCGATTCCTCTTTCAAGAGTTGGTTCAGCACGCACCAAATTCGAGGGTGGAACATTAAATATTACAAAGGTCTCGGCACGTCCACATCCGCCGAAGCGAGAGAATATTTCAAGTCCATCAAAAAACTTTTGGTCGCCTTCGATGCCGACGAACAGACGAAAGAAAGCATGGTGCTCGGGTTCGACAAGACGAGGTCGGACGATCGAAAGACGTGGCTCGTGTCCGCCGCGACGAAAGCACCGCAAGAGTTGGAGATTCCCTACGGACAGATTGAACGTTTGGACATTTCAGATTTCATTCACAGAGATTTAGTCAACTTCAGTCTGGCGAACCTTCGAAGAGCCATTCCATCCATGGTGGACGGGTTGAAGCCGTCGCAAAGAAAAGTCATACACGCGTGTCTCCAGCGAGGACTCACGAACGAGATGAAGGTGGCGCAGTTGGCGTCCTACGTCTCGGAGAAGACGTGCTATCACCACGGTGAGGTTTCTTTGGCGGAGACTATCATTAATCTGGCGAACGATTACGTGGGCTCGAACAATTTGAATCTCCTCCAACCGTGTGGACAATTTGGCACTCGACTCATGGGTGGGAAAGATGCCTCGGCCACGAGATACATCTTCACCAAACTCGCACCCCAGACGCGGTCTCTCTTCGACATTCGGGACGATCCCATCTTGTCCTACCTCGAAGACGATGGGAAAAAGATTGAACCCGAGTTTTTCGTTCCGACGCTCCCAGTCATCCTGATCAACGGCGCCGAAGGCATCGGTACGGGCTTCTCGTGCAGTGTGCCGCCGTTCAACCCCGACGTGTGCAGGGAAAACATTCGCCGTATTCTCGCGGGTGAACAATTGATCGAAATGAACCCGTGGTGGAGGGGTTTCAAAGGCACGGTCTCTCGCCACGTCGACCATTGGTTGGTGAGTGGGTGCTGGGACGAACACACGGGGAGAATCACGGAACTGCCCCCGGGTCTCTGGACGCAAACCTTCAAAGAACACCTCGAGGGCATGGTGGAAGCCAAACGCATCGTCTCCTACACCAATAACTCCACCGTGGAGAACGTCGATTTCACGGTCACCGGATGGAAGGGTGACGATTTCGCCTCGGATTTTAAACTCGTCAAAACCATCCGAGTGAGCAACATGCACGTGTTCCACCCCCACCAAGGAATCAAAAAATATAACACTCCAGAGGAAATACTCGTGGACTTTGTCAACGTGCGTTTGCATTACTACAACTTACGCAAAACGAATCTCATGGACACCCTCAATAAAAAAGCCGCCGTGCTCTCGCACAAAGCCAGATTCGTGTCTATGGTGATCAACGGTGAAATCAGGGTGTTCAACATGAAAAAGGCAGTCGTGGAACAAATGTTGACCAAGTTGGGGTTCCCGGATACGGAGTACCTTTTGAAGATTCCATTCGAACAAACCACCGAGGAGGCGGTGAAGAGCATGCACACCCAGGCTGCGGAGGCACAGAGAGAGGTGGAGGCCCTTCGCGGCATGACCGCCGTGGATCTTTGGAAAAAAGATATTGGCTTACAATAGAATGCCCGGAGAAGCCGCACGCATCGCCCTCGCTTCACTGTGTGGCAAACAGGACACGTATCTCGTCTCCAAGGCCCCGAAGGATTCACCTTTCTTCTTCAATGGGCGACAACTTAGTCACTCTAACTTTCGTAAATATCACAGAAGCAAAACCGTTTACAACCCCGCGACGGACGCGAACTGGCCTTTCGGACAACAATCCATCAAAGTGCGCTTCGACCCGATGCAAATGGGTGACCTCCTCACGAACATGTGGGTGCGAATCACCATGCCCGGGTTGGCGTCGACGGACGACACGTACGCGGATCAGTTGGGAAGACACATATTCAAAGAGGTGAGAATGCGCGTGGACGAGGTGGAGGTGGAAACGTTCTACGCCGATTGGGGGATGATTTACGATGAGTTATATTTGGAAATGTCCGAAAAGGTGGCCAACCGATTCCTCGTGAACAGATCCCTCGCCTACGATTCGAGTGACCTGAACAGCACCATCTCCACCGCGGAGACTGAGTTGCTCATCCCACTCAATTTTTTCTTCTCCCGAAAATACTCCGGAGACGAGTACTCGCAAAACGAACCCGATAGGCCTTATTTCCCCGTGTGTTCGTGTTACAAACAAAAGATTGAATTCGAATTCGTGTTCCACAAACAAACCTTCTTCACCGATACCTCCAAAACTTTGACCGTGCCAAAGTTTCACATCATCACGGAGGAGATCACACTCGAACCGGAAGAGCGCATGTATTTCATGAAGAACGCGCAGACTCTCGTGACGGATTTGGTCTACCGCCACCCATCCGCACAGACGGAGAAAGGGAAGACGAACCTTCGAACGAATCTCGTCCCCGACCAACCCGTCAAGGTGCTTCACTGGTTCTTCCGCAACTCTAAATTCGAAGACGAAAACATCACCGCGAATGGGGAAACCGACGAGGGTGAACTGTACACACAAAACAGATTCAACTTTTCGAGCAACGTGAATTTCGATCAAACGTACAGTTTCTTCGCGCCGGTGATGGACGAAGCGAAATTTTACCTAAACGGCGAAAAGTTTCCAAATTCTACACAGACTGGTCACCTGTATTACAAATATCTAACCCCCATGCGGCGCTATCTCTCTCGCCCATACAGGAACATCTACACCCACTCCTTCGCCGAGTTCCCACGGAGGGCGCAGTTTTCTGGACACCTCGATTTCTCCCAACTCAAAGGTAACAAGACCGCGGTGGAGTTCACGTTCGAACCCCTCAACGCCGCCGGAGACAGCCTCCTCGATATCGACGTCTACAGCATGCACATGTACTACGTCGGATACGAGGTCTTCGTATTCGAGGGAGGGAAAATGCGTAAACTCCTGCAGAGCGAGGAAAAACCTGTCGCGCAGGAGCAGGTTCAGGAAGTTGAAGAGGACCCAGATCAGATGCCCGAGCCGAGGACTGGGCCGATGATACCGAAGCCGATATATGCTCAAACCTCCGCCTTGTTAAACAAAGTCAAACGATTCGTCTCGATGTAATCAATAATTTTAGTGCTGATGCACCACTTTATGAAATTCAACTGCGCGACCGTCGTGTGCAGCGTCTCCCCCGTCCCAGGCACCTGGTAGTCAAATTTCTGCGCCCGCGCGAACGGGTCGAACAGGGTTTTTGAGTACCCGTTGAGCGAACTCTTGTACAGACAGTGCACCGGAACCACCTTCCCCTCCGTGGTGGTGAAACTCGTGTGGTGCTTCTTCGCGTAATTACATATGAACCACTCGATGTTTCTCAGAGAGATTCCAGATTTCTTGTTGAGAATGTTCAGTAGCGTCGTTCTGTGGGCTTCATCCGAATAAAAATTGTTGATCGACTTTAACAAAAGTTGTGACTTACTCATTACAATAACATATCCCCCAAATCTCTAAGTGCGTCTCCATTGGGATTACACGCCGGACAACTCGCGTCGAACGGAATAGACTCCGGGTGGGTGTGCCCACTCATGCGCTGAATCACCACCGGTTCGACTTTTTTCTTTTGACAGTAGTGCAGATTGCAGTACCCCTCCAACTCCCTCTTCCCGTTTCGCGTGCACCGCTGCCCGTTCTGCTTGACACCCCGACACCTCCCGTGCTCACCCACCTCGGGCACGTCCGCCAGAAGCAACTGCATGGGTATGCTATATTTTTTGCTGATGCGCTCGAGGAA